CGGATTTCCTGAGACGAACCGTGCAAGGGATGTTACGCGGCCCTGCGCGGTGATCCGAGCTTCCAGATCGTTGCGCGTAGCCTGCTTGGACACGTAGAACCGGAGGTCCTTCTCAGACAGATACCGCGCCGGAAAATTCACTTGGTCCCGGATCATCTTGGACGCGGCCGAGCGGGCGTCTCGGGCGATCTTGTTCACCGCACGCACAGCAGCTATTCGGCGGCTGTTCGAGTCGAGCCCTTGGAGCAGGTCCGCTTCCACGCCGTCAACGAATACCGCGAACTGCGACATCTCAGGCTCCCGGGATGGGCAGGCCAACGATCTCCGAAACGCCAGCCATGGTCACGTTCACTGTGATGGTCTGCCCGTCAGGTGGGTCAACCGAATCAACCCAATACGCCTCGTCGGCCGAAAACACGATCAAGGCCAAACGAACGGGGGCAGGAATGTCTTCGCGCCAGAGGACGACCCGCTCTTTGCGGTCAATGACCTCGGCGTAGTTCAAGTTCGTGCCGGGCAAGTCGCCGATCTGGCCGCGCTTGCTGTGCGCCCGGGCTTTCGTCGAGACGTAGGTCGCGGGAACCTGCGCGTCGGGGAAATAGAAGGCAGGCCGCCCCATGAAACTGTGGAGCGACCCGCGTGCAACTCTCCGAATGTCGGAGATAGACATGCTTACACCATGCCTGCGGTATCGTCGCCGCCAGCGGGGGTATCGTCGCCGCCAGCCTTGGCCTTGGCTGCGGGCTTCTCAGCCTTGGCTGCGGGCTTCTCAGCCTTGGGTTCGTCCTTGGCCTTGCCCAAGCCGAAGATTTTCACTTCGTCTCCGGTCGGCTTGCGAACGGCCGCGCCCAGATCGGCGGCGTCCTTGGCCGACAGTTCGATGGGCTTCCCGGCCTTGGTGACGCGGGTAGGTTTGCTCGTGTCCGGGCGGTCGTGAATCTCGGTTACAGCGATGTAGTGGTCCATGGATTTCCTCACAGGAGTTCAGGGGTTGCGGTTGGTCCAGACAAAGGCGGCAGGGGTTAGCCCGCCGCCAGAGTTTCAGCTTACGCGACCACGCGGGCGCGGAAGGTGCAGTTCGGGTTTACCGGGATCATCAACGGCGCGGACTGCGACATGATAAACCGGGCCGAGGGGTCTTCCTGATCCCACATCTTCGTAAAGATGTCGGCCACTTCCAGACCGGCAGCGTTGTCGAGGATCGCACCGAAGGCGCGGATACCATCAACAGCACGGCTTGCCAGAACCACATCACGGGGGTCCATGATGTTCGTGAACGAACCGTCGCTGTTCTGGAACTTGGACGCAGGGCCCGAGTAGCGCCAGACATCCAGACCGTTCGAGAGACGGCCAAGCCAAGTGAACGGGTTCAGCGGATCGGTGCGGATGATGCCCCGATTGATGAGCACGTCTTCCGAGCCACGGTGGGTCGTATCCAGCTTGTCTTTCAACGAGCCGGTCGAGGACGAAGCGTCGGCCATGAACGGGACCGCAGCAGCCGAGCCAAGGATGATGTCGGTGACAGAGCCGCCGAACTCAGCGTTCGCAACCGTGTCAACCCAGCCTTGGATGCCGTCGAAGATGTTCACGCCAGAATCACCCCAACGGGAGCCGCCGCCCAGCGTAACAACGTGCCCGGCGTCGCGGCCGAAGCCGATGGTCACGGCAACGCCTTGACCGTAGTTGATGGTGATCGCGCCGTTCAGGATCGCCTGCGCCGCCATGTAATCCCAGAGCCGCTGAATCGAGTTGCGGTGGAAGTTCACGATGCGGTTGACTTCGCGGTTGTAGCGGGCCGCCGGAGACATCAAAGCCTCGCGCCGAACCAGTTCGCCCGGAGTCAAAGCGATCATCTCGGTCGGGCGAATGGCGTCCTTCGGCTTGGTGTAAGCCGGTTTGAAGGACTCAATCCGTTCGCCGTCCCGGCGGTAGATCGGTTTACCCGGTTCGTTGGGCAGCATGAAGGGCGCGATCTTGCGGGACGTATCCAGCTTGGAGAACGCGATCTCTTCCTGCGTCGAAACGAAGGTGTTCGGGAAGAACATTTCGAGCCACTGGCTCGTGGATACCGACTGGCGCGGGTCCGTGCGGACCATAGCTAGTTGGTAGGGGGTGTAAATATCAAGCGCCATGATGGTTCTCCTGACCTCTCTCTCTGCTCAGACCGTCATGGTCTCGGGTTTGCGAAGGATGATGCTCGTGGGTGTGGGAGCACCCTCGAACGCGAGTCGCTTCTTTGCGTCCGTATCGTAGGTCACATCAAAGACGAGCAGATCAGGGTTAAACACACCCTGACGAACGACGCCGACCAACTGGCCAAGGGTCGTGGCTGCCGAAGGGGCGTAGCTGATGAAGCCGACGGCCGCAGTCGTGCCGAGCACCGCCGGGATCAGGTTGCCGGAGACGTCGAAGCCGACGACTTGACGGGCCACGAAAGTCTGGGCTGCGGCTGCGGGCAGCATCATCCAAGACAGTTGCGGTGCATCACCCGTGACGAAAGCGTCGTCCTGCGGGTTGATGGTCTCAGACCAATGACCGGCAACGCCTGCCGTCAGGTCGCCCTTTACGGGGGAAAGTGCCATGGTGTTTCTCCTTTATGGCAGGGTTGCGTTTACCGGCTCAGTTACGAGCCGGTGCAGATTTCACGCCGATGGACCCGAAGAAGGAATCCATAAACGCGGCGTCGGGGTTGCCCCCTGCGTTGGTGCCGCCATCGCCAACGCCAGCGCCGCCGCCGGAGTTGCTCATGGAGCCGTCCAGCAGCGAACCGGCAGGCGCGGTTTCTGCTTTTTCTTCCGGCAGGTCGCCCAGCATGGAGATGACGTCCTCGGCCGAGTCTTTCGACTTCAGAGCCAACGACATCGCAGCTTTCGGACGAACCTTGCCCGCGTCGCTGCCCATGATCGCCGTGATACGAGCCGCAGCAGCGGTCGAACCCTCGGTGACGCCTTGCGCCTTGCCTTCTTTCAAACCTTCTGTCTTGCCTTCGGCCTTGGCCGAGGCGACAGCGGCGTCCATCTGTTCCTGAGTAAAGCTCATCTGTTCATCCTCTGTTTCGGTTGCTTCATCTGCGAAGACAACCATTTCCTCTTCCAAAGACCCGGTGCGATCTGCGAACCCCACATTGATCGAATCTTCTGCGTCATAGGTCAAGGCTTTCGTTTCAATGACCTCTGATTGCTCCATACCGCGATTTCTGGCTACCGTCCAGGTGAATACGCCGTAGATGCGGTCGATGCGCTGCTGCATACGGTTCTTTACCGCTTTAGGCAGCGCCTGATAGGGGTTGCCGTCAACCTTGTGGTCGCCCGCGAAGACGAACGTGACCTTAATGCCCTTTTTCTCAAGCGCCCCGGACTGGTCCACATGCGCCGTGACGACACCCACCGAGCCGGTGCCGCCCGAGCGGGTAACGACGATTTCGCTGGCCGAAGAGGCCAGAGCGTATGCTGCCGAGTAGGCATGGTCTGCTGCGAACGCACGAATGGGCTTCCTTTCCCTGCCGGAGAAAATCTTGTCCGCAAGCTCGAAGCACCCAGCGACCATGCCGCCGGGGCTATCCACCAGAAGCGCGATTGCCCGGACGTTGGAATCGTCGAGCCCGCGATGCAGCGCCTTTTCGATGTATTGGTAGCCAGTTGCCCAGCGGCCAAACGAATAGGAGAACTTGTTCAGGAGCACGCCCTGAACCGGAATTTGCAGGGTGCCATTGTGGACCACGTAGGGGCGATACGGGAAGTCATCCCCGTTTCCCCAGAAGTCGTCTTGCGAGATCGCCGTGGCTGAGGCCGTTTCGATCAGCTTCACTCCTTCCGCGCTCAGCGTCAGGTGCGAAAGCATGGACGAGACCAAATCAGCCCGGGTCCGGTCCACCAACAGCGGCTCGGCCGTGATAGATTCGATCAGGGGGTGATTATTTTTCATTTGCGTTTTGCCCATCTGTCCCGTCCTGTTTACCCTCTCTCGGAGCACCGCTGGCCGCGTTCACGCTGTTGTCTTCAAGCAAGGTGATGTTGCGAGTATCGCGCTCTTTGGACTCCCGTTCCAACTGAGCATACACGCGCCGCCAGTCTTTGCCCAGCCGTGACAGTTCGTCTTCGTGCGTGGACAAACCATACTTGATCCGAAGGACCGCAGCCTGCGTTTCCTTCAGTTCGTCGATCTGGCCGCGTGCCGCGCCGATCCACGTGCAGGACGCCAGAGCGTCGAACTTCGTGTTCAGGTGCCGGTCGGTATAGAGCGTGCTCAGTTCCGACGCCGGGAAGGTCTTCAGCTTGTCGTTGCTGACGGCCTCTTCCAACCACAGCCGGTAGATCGAAGACGCCAAAGCGTCCGCAATAATCTTCTTGCGTGCCTGCGAATACTTGTGAGTCGCCGCCATTGCCGCGCGTGCCGACGAATAGTTGGTCTTCGAGAAATCCTTGGAAAGCTCTTCGTAGGAGATATTCAGCGCCGCCGCGATATACCGCAGCAGCGACTGCTCGAACTCCTGCCCGACGCCAGCCTGCTCGGCCGCGTTTTGCATGTTCAGGCGCGTGCCGGGGAACAGGTGCGGGATTTTCACGCCGTCGATAAGCAGGTTTTTGGCGTTGCCGTTGTATGCCCCCAGCGCCGTCAAAAACTCCATGGCGTAGTTGGTCACAGCCGTCCCGGCGGTCGCGCCGGACATGCCAAGCTGCTCGTATACCGCTTGCGGGGGAAGCTCTGATTCGATGGTCGCGGCATAGGTCGCGGCCAAGACTGCCCGTTGCAGGGTCACGTCCCTGAACTTCTTGGTAATGGCGATCTCCCGCAGCCCGGCAGTGATGTCCGCGACTGCCCGGGTCTGATCGACACGGTTCTGCTCGTTCAGGAAGATGACCTGTTGCCGCCCCCAAGGCTTGTAGAACGGGACCTCTTTCCAGAGTTCCTGCGTGCCATACCACGGGGTCACGTCGTTGGGGTGCCGCAAACGGATGAAGGCAGACTGCGGTGCCCCGTAGCCATCGACCTTGACGCCGCCCCGGATGTTCTGGTCGTAAGCCATGGTGGGCGGCGTAGACAGGCGGTCGGTATCGACCATCTGGATCGCCGTGCGATACTCCCGGCCGCGCTGCCGAACCCACTCGGCCGTAGCCAGAACCTCGCCGCCAAACGTGTCAACCCCGACTGCGAGTCGAATCAGGCTGGTGAAGTCGTTTCGCCGAGATGCGTCCACCCACTTCATCGGGCTCTCGGCCCAGATCGTGAAGGCTTCCTCGACCTCATACTGGAAGGCTTCCGCCCATGCCTCGTCCTTGCCCAGCAGCTTGTGCGATGGGCGGGCGTTCAGCATGTAGAACCCGCCGACGATGTTGTCTTTGCGGGTTGTAGCGCCGTTCTGGACATATGCGTCGTTCCGGCCCATGTCGCGGGACCGGGCGTCAATCAGGTCTTTCTCCGGCAGAATGTCCGCATCAGCCGACTGCCGCGTTGGGTGCCAGCCAGCGATCTGCTTGTCGAACCGGGCAGCGGCGTCGTGCGCCCCACCCATTGCCATGTCTTGCTGGGGAGTGCCGATCAGGCTCTCAATCTCAGCAAGCTCCTTTGCCGAAATAGCTTCCATCACAACACCCATACGTTCAGTGGGCCAACGATCCCCATGGGGAGACCGAGGGCCGATTTCATTTCAATGATGTATCCCCGAAGGCGATCCGCGTTGGCCGCGTTGAACTCGACCCGTTCACCGTTCTGGTCAACATAGGTCCGAGCCGTCTGGCCGAGCCGTAGCTTATGGAGGGCGTCCTCGGCCTCAGCAAGCCGCGTGGTCAGGATCGCCCGCTCTTCCGTGGTCAGTTCAGTCATCCGAGTTCTCCTGCCAATTTAGCCCAAGCCCCTGCTGGGTCAGCCTTCTTTTCAGCCTTCCCCGTATCAGAACCCGTGGCCGGGTTGAACACCAGATCGTTTTCGTCCCACGGGGCGGCCCACGACGGCGGGCTCGCCATGTCCATGTGTTCGAGCAAGACCATTGGCGACAAGTTAGCTGCCAAGCAATAAGCAAGCAAGTCCCACGATTCGTTCCTGAACCTTTTGGGGTTGATCCATCCCTTCTTTGCGTCCTTCACCTCGACCGTGAGTTCGATGTAGAAATTCGTGTCGAGCCAGTTCGGGAACACGAACCGGCCGCCGGGCTCCACTCGGTCGAGCCGGTTATTCACCATGTCCTTGACCACGTTGGAGTTAATCATCATCACGGGGATTTCCCCGCGTGCCCCAGCCATCCGGTCTTTGCGCTGAGAGTCTGGGTGCGCAATGCGAACTCGTGGTGCCGTCTGGATCGGATCACCCTTCAGCAGCATGAACCGCGACGCCCACTCCGGCTGCCAATCATACTCGCCGTGGTCCTCATTCTTCTCGACCGGGCCTTCCGAAATCTCGTCACCCTCTTCGAGGTCGCCGCGCCGGAGCCAGCGAACGAAGTTGTATGCGTTTTCCGTCACGCCCTCTTTACCACCTGAGTCGCTGACCGTCAGCTTGACCGCCATCTCGCGCCCAGAATCATCACCGAGCGGATACCGCCGCCCAATGACCTCTTCGCCAAGAACCTTCCAGTCTTCCAGATGCGACCCGGGAGCCACCCACTTGCGCTCCCCGTCCTCATCCAAACGCTTCGACTTCTTGATCTCGAAACGGTCGATCACATAGATGTCTTTGTTGCCAGAGATGCCGTGGACCTGCACGACAAAGCGGTTCTTCTGAACGTCGATGCTGGCGACCAAGAAGCGCACGCCAGAGGGCACAACGCGGGTTCCAAGGTTGATCGCCCGGCTCTGGATAGTAACCGGGTCACGGTCGTTCTTCATGGCCTTGGGCACGTAAGGTTCGCCCTGATCGGTGTTCACCGTCGTCTTCAGGGCTTCCTCGGACTGCGTGGACTCATAGTCCTCTTCGGCTGAGAGGTAGTTGAACACCAGCGTCTTCCAATCGCTGAACGCAGCGGCGACGCCCTTCAGCCAGAAGGACGCGATGTCTGACCGGATCGGCGTGCCCACCATGCCGTCCTTGGTCCAGCGCATACCGTCCTTGACCCACCGGGCATTGCGGTTCATTTCGTGCTTGCCCGGCAAGCCGCCTGCGGGCTCGTGCGAGTATGCTTGGCGGCAGTGCGGGCAACGCAAGACCGCCATCTCGGCTGATTCCATTTTGTCGGCCGAGTTCGGGTATTCCAGCATGTCGAAATTCGGCTCGAAGGTCTTGCCGCAAGACGGCATGGCGCAGCGCCAATACCAGCGCCGCCGGTCGCCACGGTTGTAGAGCGAGAGGATACCCCGCGTCGGGGGTGCCTCGTGCGGCGTCTTCCTGACCCACTTCGGGTTTTCCACAGCGAAGCCGGGAGACGATTCGGCCGCGCACATCCCGAAGCTGCGGAAGGACGTAGCCCGCTTGCGGGCCAGATCGAAGGGGGAGCCCTCGCCGTCCACGTTCTCGGGCATACGGTCATAATCCGTCAGCCACAGCCGGGGAATCGGCTTACCCGACAGTTCGTTGATCGACGGCCACGAGAGCGTCAGTAGCATCCCGCCGCGATAGTTCTTGTCGAACGTGTTGTCGCCCTGCTTGCCGATTGCCAGCTTGGACCCGATGGCCGGGCTATGCCTGTGCAGGCGGTCGATCCGGCGGATGGAGAAGTCCCGCGCCGTGGGACCCGTGGTCTGCACGATCATCATGTCCGCAGGGTCGCAAACGACCGAGTAGAGCAGCCAGTTCAGCGCCGTATCGGTCTTGCCGCACTGCGCCGGGCCCGCGAACACCATGCCCGTGAACCTGAAGTCCTGAAGCACGTCCATCGGCTCCACCAGATACGGCACAGTGTCGTTAAGCCACGGGCCCACATACGAGCCGGGGTTGTTTAGCTTTCGGTATTTCTCAGACGCCTGCGAGACCGTCAGACGCTCCGGCGGCCGCGCTGCCGCAGCCGTGTCCACGATCAGGCTCTCTAGGGACTCCATAGGGACTTTTCCCCCGGGGATCGGCTTCCTGCGTTCGATTTTCATACCATGCTCTCAATCGTGTATCGGACATCATCTTCCGGGTCTTCCACGTCAGCGATGACGCCCCGGATCGGCTCTTCTTCTCCGACATAGCCCGACATCTCCGAAAGCTGCGGGCCCGTGGAGCTTTGTTGGGATTTCATAACCAGCGCGTCGTAGACTTCCTGCAAGAGCGAGTCAGCCATCTCGACGATCAGCGCACGCTGTTCGATGGAAAGCTCCTTCTGCCGCTCCACGGTCTCGGCCCAAAGCTGGACTGTGAACTTGATGGTCTGGAAGGTCGATCCGAGCACTTCCCGGACCTTCTCTGTGCGCCACAACTGGCCCGCCCGCTCTTCCCACGTCTGCCGCTTCAGCAGCGCGTCCCAGACCGATTGTTGGAGTGCCGGGGGAAGCTGGCCGCGCTTCAGTTCGCGCATGTAATCCTGCGTGGACATCGCCGGGACGACGAGGAAGCGTGCGGCTTCCTTCAGGTCGTAATACCGAGTCTGCATGGTCCGGCCACGCCGGATCACCCGCTTCACGGGGCACCAGCGCAGCTTCGCCTGCACAGTCTTTTTGTCCATCTCGAAGACCTGCGAGAGCCATGCTTCGGTCACGCCAGACTTCGACGGGTCAAAGTTCTTCCCGTCCGCGTCCGGGGCCTGTCGCTTCATTTCGGTCAATCGTTCAAGCCGTGCTGCGGCTCCATCTGAACTGCTCACGCCGCCACCCTTTCATCAACTCCGAGCCGCACCAAGACTGCCCGCTTAATGTCGTCTTCCGTTGCCTTCCGGTTCCTGAGCACCGGCAGGATCGAAGTGTCTGCTGTGCCTGCACAGACGATCCGGTGAAGGAAGACACGATCCCCCTTTTGCCCAGACCTGTGAAGCCTCTTGATAAACTGCTGGTAGAGTTCGCTCGACCACGTGAGCCCATACCACACTGCAATGTTGGAGCCATGCTGGAAATTCAAACCGTGGCCCGCACTGGCTGGGTGCGTCAGGAGCATCTTGATCTTGCCCGCGTTCCAGTCCCGCATGTCGCTTTTGCTCTCGCCGAATATGCGAACGTAGGGGAACCGCTTCTTGATCGCGGCCTTGTCGAACTGGAAGGAATACGCTACGAGAACTGGCCGACCGGCGGCCTCTTCCATGATAGATTCCAGCATGTCCAGCTTGTGCTCGTGAATCTTCACGGCTTCCTTCTCGGTCGTGTAAAGCGATCCGTTGGCGAATTGGAGCAGCTTGTTTGTCAGCACGCCATTGTTGACCGCTTCGATCATCTCACTGTCGCCCCAGCGGTTGACGACCTCAATCGCCATTTCCTCTTCAAATGCCCGGTATCGGTCCATCTGCTTAGAGGTCATGTGGACGTAGTGATCCTGTTCGATCATCGGCGGCAGCTTCAGGTAGTCTTCTTCCCGGAGAGCAAAGAACACGTCCTTGATCCGGCTCATAATCTGGTCGTAGCTGTGCTCGTGCGGCTCATACTTTCGGTCGTAGGTATTGAGCGTGAACCAGCGGTTCCTGAAGGCCGTGATGCTGCGGCCGAGGCGAGCACCCTTGTCGATTGGGTAGAGCGGGCCCCACAGGTCTATCAGCCCGTTCGGGCTCGGCGTTCCCGATAGCTCGACGATCTTCTTGGTCTTGTGCCGGACGCTCTCCAACACGCCCAACTCGGTCATGCGACCGGCTGGCAACGTGCCGTCTGCCCGGACCTTCGGCTCAGATTTGACCCGGCCAGATTTCAGGCGGCTGGCCTCGTCGTAGACGATCATGTCGAAGGGCCAACGGCGGATGCCGATTCGCTGCCGCAGCCACCGCAGGTTCTCCCGGTTTACGATGGTGACGACGCATGGCCCTTCCCGGAGAGACGCGATCCGCTCTTCCTCGGTGCCGGTCACGACTCGGTATGTCAGGCCCCGGGCAAAAGCCCACTTGGCGATCTCCGCAGGCCACGTCTCTTCCGCGACCCGGAGCGGGGCCACGATCAGAACTTTCGTGATGCGACCTGCGGCCAGAAGATCGACGATGGCCCGGAGCACCGAGGCTGTTTTGCCGAGGCCCATCTCCGCGCCGAGAAGCATCCCGTCCAGTTCGATGATCTTGTCGGACATCCAGTTCTGGTAATCGCGGAAATGGTCGCGCGTCAGAATCTCATCCGGCGGCCCGTAGATAAGTTCGATAGCCTCAATGTCTGTGAGGTGCTTCGGGAGAACAACTTTCATCAAATCATCCCGTCGAGGTCATGGTCATAATTTGACCCGGGGCGACGGAGCCACAGAATCCGCATGGCCGCATCCACGTTATCGCAAACATGCACTTCCATGCCCGCTGCCCGCATACGGTCGTGCTCTAACTTCTGGGATAGTGTTGCGTCTTCCCCCGGCCGCTTGAACTCAATGTAAACCTGCCCACGATCCTTGCGTGAGAAGAGCCGATCCGGCGCGGACCTGCGCCCGACCCAAGACACCTTGCGGACAAAATAGCCAGCCTGTTCAGCCCTCTTCACCACTGGCATTTCGATCTGCGACTCTCTCAATTTTCGGCCCCTTCACATAACCTTCGATCTGCTTGAACCGGCCGTCGAAGAACTCTTCGCATGGCCGGATGAAAACAGGCCCCTCATAGGACTGCGGGCGATACGCCACCGCCGGGACAAGGCCCTTTTCGACGACGCAAAACTCCACAATCCGGTAGACGCCGCCTGTCTTCCTATGTTGCCAAAGCGTTTCCATGTTGTCCACTCCCATTAGTCGTTCATATCATGCCTGAAACATCCGCCGCAGCATATGCTTCTTCGATCCGGCCTTTTGCGATCTCGAAATACTTAGGCTCTTTCTCGATTCCAATGAACCTGCGATCTGTGTTCATGCAAGCAACGCCGGTCGTGCCGCTACCCATGGTAAAATCGAGAACAGTGTCGCCAATGTCCGAGTATGACCTCAGTAGATACTCCATCAACGCGATTGGTTTTTGCGTTGGGTGAACTCGAACTTGG